CGCTCGATGCGATGGCCCATGCCCACGTCTACGAGGACGACTCGCAAATCGCCGACCTGCGCATCCGGCGCGGTGGTGTGGACCGCGACAACCCGCGGCTGGAAATCATCTTGGAGGCTGCGTGATGGACACCAAACATTGCACCGGCTGCAGTCGTGACCTGCCCATGGAGGCGTTCAACTACCGCGGCGGAGGTGAGCCTGGGCGACGGGCCCGCTGCATCGCGTGTGACAGCGCAAGGCACGCAAGGAACCGGGCTGCCGCCAAGGCGCGCGAGGCGAAGGAGGTGGAGGTATTCGCCGAGATTCGACGTCAGGACATCGCCGCCTCAAACGCCTTCGCGCTGTGGCATGGGCCTGTTTCACGTGGAGAACCCCTGCGATGGCTGGCGTAGCCAAGTCCCTCAGTGGATTCAATGTGCCGTTCCTGGAACGCTTTGCCAAGGAGCGCCAGGCCCAGGCGAATGAGTTGCAACGACAGGCGGCCAAGGCGCAGCGCGAGGCGGATACGGCGCGGAAGATGGTCAAGCGGATGAAGCGAGGAGGCACGGGTGGCGACGAACAAAGACCTTGAGGTTCGGCTCGAAAGTTGGGCAGACGAGTACGGTGGCGGCCGCTATGAGCGTATAGGCTGGCCAGGACGTTCATGGCTGGCGACGGCGATGAAATACCACGGGCGTGCGCCGCAGGGGCTGAGTGTGGAGGCGGTTGTCATCGGTACGCCGGCGGACGAGGTGGAGCGAGCTGTCGAGGCGCTGGAGCGTTCGGCCGACGGGTACAAGCCTGGGCGAGTGCTTCGTGCCGAGTACTGGATGCGCAATGCCCCAGAGGAACAGAAGCTCCAAGCGCTGCGTGCTGCCGGCCTTCCCATGAGTCGGCAGGGATACTACGGATACCTCAAATTGGCCCGATTTCACGTGGCGGCATGGCTGCGCATCCCCGTTTCAGACGAAATCGAAGAAAGGTGTTGCGTCTAGACAAGAAGTGGTGAAAATCGGTTCAACTCGAAGTTGTCAGCGCGGCTCGCCCTCACCGGCGGGCCGTTTTCGTTTCCGGCCACAGGGGGCCATCCATGTCCGCACTTGCCCATGCTGTAGCGCTCATCAAGCGCTGGGAAGGGTGCAGGCTGGAGGCCTATCCCGACCCGGCCACAGGGGACGAGCCATGGACCATCGGCTGGGGTGCCACCGGCCCGGGCATCCGGAAGGGTGTTCGCTGGACGCAGGCCCAAGCTGATGACCGGCTCGCGCTGGATGTCGAGCGCTTCATGCGGGGCGTGAGCGCATCCATCCGTAAGCCCACATCGGACAACCAGCTCGGGGCCATGACATCGCTGGCCTACAACATCGGCATCGGAGCGTTCCGGCGCTCCACGCTGCTGAACCTGTTCAACAAGGGTGACGCGGCAGGCGCTGCAAGGCAGTTCGACCGCTGGAACAAGGCCAATGGCCGCGTCATGAAGGGGTTGGTGAAGCGCCGCGCTGACGAGCGCGCAGTGTTCGAACAGGCGCCGGACGACGATGACCTGAGGCCTGAGGCGTGACGATGGACCTTCAGCAGCCCGGCCACGTTTCTCTCAGCCGCGGCGAGCGCGCACTCATGGGCATGGCGCTCGCCGGTATGGCTGGCCTGGGCTGGCGCTTCTACGACGGCGTGACCGAGAAGCTGGAGAGGGTTGCCGTCGAGCAGGCCGTGACCAACCAGCGCCTGCACGATCTCACCGTGCAGATGGCCGACATCCCCGCGCTGAAGCTGGAAGTGGCCAAGCAGGGCGTGGAATTGGACCAGGTAAAAACCGACGTCCGAGAACTCAAACAAACCCGAGGTCTGAAATGAACATCGACTTCACCAATTGGACCAAGCGCATCAGCACTTGGCTGGCGGCTTTGTCTGCCTCTGCGACCGCGGCTGCAGCTGCGTTCGTGCTGATGCCCTCCGAATGGAGGGAGAGTTTCCCGGGCTGGGTTGGCACTGCTTTGACCATGACCGCCGTGCTTTCCGCGGCTGCCATCCCGCTGGCGACGTCGTACAAGCAGAAAGCGTTGGGGTCGGACGAAACCGACCGGGCTGGCGCGTGATGCAACAGGCTACTGGCGACCTCTGATGTTTCCCGACAAGACCACCCTCTGGATCATCAAGATCTGCGGGGTGGGTGTGGCCCTGTGCCTGCTGTACTTCTGGGGCCGCGGCCACGGCATCGAGGTAGAGCGAAAGCGCGGCGAGACTGCTCTGGCGGTCTGCACCGCCGACCGCACCACGCTGGTGACGGCGCTGGACGAGGTGAACGCACGGGCGGCCCTGGCCAAGCAGGCAGAGGCCCAGCAGCAAGCCAGGGCCGAAAAGGCTGTCGCCGGCGCCAAACAGGACGCCAAGACCTACGAGACTCGTATCGCTGACGTAGGTAGCGAACTGGAGAAGGCCAAGCGACAGCCGACCTGTCGCGCCCAACTGGAGGCTGAGCTGTGCGCCGACTTGCACTGATTGCCGCGCTGGCGTTGACCGGGTGCGCATCCCAGCCTGTCCAGCCGCCGAAGGTCGTGGAAGTGGTTGTCGAGAAGCTGGTGCCTGTTCCGGCGCCACTAACCGAGCCCTGCCGCCGGCCGCAGAAACAGAACAACACCGTCGCCGAGGCTGTTCGCCTGGCCAACGAGCGCGATGCCGCGCTGGTCGAATGCAGTGGTCGGATGGCTAAGATTCGGAGCTTGGGTCCGTGATGGACATTGGCCGCGTCAGTCACGCCTATGCCTCGGCCCACGACCGGACGCGTGTGCATTCGACCCGGCTGTATCCGCGTGAGAAGCGGGCACTGGTCGCTGACTTCAATGGGGCAATCCCGCGCGAGCGAGTCATTGTCCAGGCTGAATGGCGGATGGAGGTGGTCTGCGCCGCGGCCATGTCAGACGCCAGTATTGCCGAGGGCCAGCGCAGCAGCCAGGTCATTCTGCAGGCCTGCTACCGCGGGTATACCTCCATCCGCTGCCAGGTCACCCTGGACAACGGCGAAATCTACAACCAGCAGTTCGTCATCGAGGTGCTGGCCGGTCCCTGCTTTGGGGACGAGAACACCGCGGCCGGCCCACAAAGCCTGACGGTCACGGAGCCGTAAGTGGGCAATCCAACCACCTATACCGAGGCCTTGGCGGAGGAAATCATCGCATGGGTGTCGGAGGGAAAGCCCCTGCGCGCGTATTGCCGGCAGGACGACAAGCCGGGCAAGAGCACCATCGCCGATTGGCGCAAGGCGCATCCGGAGTTCGACGAGGCGTACAAGGCGGCCCGGGACGAGGGGTTCGACGCGCTGGCTGAAGACTGCCTGAGCATCGCAGATGATGCTGGCGATGACTTTCGCTTGGGTGAGAAATCCGTCCTTGCCGATACGGACCACATCCAGCGCAGCAAGCTACGGGTCTGGACGCGTCTGCAGCTTCTGGCGAAGTGGGACCCGCGGCGATATGGGGACAAGCTTGACCTGACGCACGGCGGCAAGGTGGAAACCAATCTGACCGTCACCTTCGTGGACTCGCCAGGGAATGGCAGCCGCGATTGAGTTTCCGCAGAAGCTGCGGGTGCTGTTTGAGCCGAAGCGGTACAAGGTGGCCCACGGTGGGCGAGGTGGCGCCAAATCATGGGGGTTTGCGCGAGCTCAGCTCATCTTGGGGGCTCAGCGAAAGCTTCGAATCCTGTGTACGCGCGAAGTCCAAAAGTCCCTTAAGGATTCGGTCCACAAGCTGCTAAGCGACCAGATTCAGGCATTGGGCCTTGGGCAGTTCTACGAGGTGCAGGCGGCGGTCATCAAAGGTGCCAACGGCACCGAGTTTTTGTTCGCCGGTCTCTCTGACTTGACCGCCGAGTCAATCAAGTCCTTCGAAGGCGTGGACATCGTTTGGTGCGAAGAGGCCCAGGCCATCAGCAAGCGTTCGTGGGACATCCTGATTCCCACCATCCGCAAGGAAGGGTCGGAAATCTGGATTTCCATGAACCCTGAACTGGATACGGACGAAACTTGGGTCAGGTTCGTGGCCAGCCCGCCACCGGATTCGGCGGTCATTGCCATCAACTACCCGGACAACCCGTGGTTTCCCGACGTTCTGGAGAAGGAGCGGCAACATGCGCTCGTCTCCATGCCCAAGGCGGACTACGAGAACATCTGGGAAGGAAAGTGCAAGCCGGCCGTCACGGGTGCCATCTACGCCGAGGAGGTGGCTGAGCTGCAGCTCTCAGGACGTGTGTGCGACGTGGCGTACGACCCGGCGTTCAAGGTCCATGTCATCTGGGACCTGGGGTGGAACGACAGCATGTCGCTCATCCTGGTTCAGAGGCATCTGTCCACGCTTCGGGTGGTCGAATACCTGGAGGACAGTCACAAGACGCTGGACTGGTGGTCCGATGAATTGCGCAAGCGGCGCTACAACTGGGGTCGCCTGTGGCTTCCGCACGACGGCGCGCATGGCGACTACAAGACGGGAAAGAGTGCCCAGCAGATTCTTGGGGTGATGGGTTGGGATGTCAGCATCACCGCAAACCAGCCGGTGGAAACAGGTATTCGGACCGCCCGCATGGCGCTGCGACAGGCCTACATCGACCGGGTCAAAGCCGCAAGGCTGCTGGAGTGCTTGAAGCGCTATCGACGCGGCGTTCCCGCGTCGACCGGCGAGCCAGGAAACCCGGTGCACGACGAATGGAGCCATGGCGCGGACGCATTCCGCTATCTGGCAATCAACGCGGAACAACTGAGCAATGAAACCGCTGACATCAGCGGCCTGGATGACTACACGGTGGACTACTGATGGCAGCCAAGCAAACCGACAGCATCGAGCAGATGCGGAAGGAATACCGCTTGGCGTCGGACCATTGCCGCGAGGCGTATGACCGATCGCGCGAGGACATCAAGTTCGTCGCCGTGCCCGGGAACCAGTGGGACCAGAAGCTCAAAGCACGCCGCGGAGATAGGCCGACCTATGAGTTCCCC